TGACCCTTGCGGAGGAGTCGAGCCCGACGACCTCGCGTCGAGCGGAGGTACTCGCCTGGATGGCCGAGACCGGCGCGGGCTACAAGGCGGCGGCTCGGAACTTCGGCATCGCTCGGGAGACCATCCGGGCATGGCGCCAACAGGAGCGCGTCGAGGAGCCTGACGACGCGCCCGCGCCCGCGAGCCCGCCCGCGCCCGCGCCCGCGCGCGAGGATGATGTCGCGTCGGAGCTGGCCATGATGGGGCCGGTCATCTACTGGCGCCGCCGGCTGGACGTTGCGCTCCAGGGTGTCGACGAGGCGATAGCGCTCGGGCACACGGGGAGCGCGGCCACGTGGGAGAAGATCGCCAGCGCGACGCGGGAGAAGCTAGACGAGGCACTGAAGGCCGACGAGAAGCAGCGGCGCCGAGAGGCCGCCACGGAGGTACGCGACCCGGAGGCGCTCGCCGTTCGCTTGGTGGCCGTGTTGCCCCGTTTGCTGGCCGTAGCCGACCGCGCTGACCTTGTGGACGCCCTCGAAGATGCGGTTCGCGAGTGGCAGGCGACTCGGTGATTGCGGACGCTGCCTGGCTTGCCGACGTCGCTGACGACCTCGTCGAGTTTGAGACCCTCGTCGAAGATCATGCGCTCGCGGTGTGTCGCCTTTGGGACCGCCGCGGCGTCCACACTGCGGAAACGGTGCCCGAGCGCTTTCGCGCGGAGCTCGTCGGCAAGCCGCGGACTTCTCAGCGTGCCTTGGTGGCGCTGCTCGCGCACCACCGGACGGTGTACGGCGGCGGTGGGAACCGGAGCGGCAAGACTTACGGGATCAAATCGGCGTTTGTAGCGTTGGCGCTGGGCTCCGACCACCCTGACGCCCGCGCGTTCTGGCGGTCTAACGACATCGACCCCGATGCGTTCCCGGCTGGTCCGGCCAATGCCGACTTCAATGACGGTGAGGTGTGGATTGTCGCCAAGAGCTCGGCGGCGTCTATCGAATACCACCGGAGCGCGGTGGAGGTCATGCTTCCGGCTGGGTCGTACCGTTGGAACAACCGGGACGGTAAGGGGATGGCGACACTCCGCGTGGAGTGTCCTGGCTACAACTACCCCGCGATCATCCGGTTCAAGTCCGACGACCAGGGCCGAGACCGACATCAGGGTCAGAAGTGCCGCGGCATCTGGCAGGACGAGGAGGGTCAGGAGCTCGTGTGGGACGAGTGCAATAGCCGGCTGGTCGACAGCAACGGCTGGCACGTCATGACGAACACGCCGGTAGCGGGCATCACGTGGGTCGAGGGTCGGCTGGTCGCAAAGACGGCAGAGCACGCCGAGGCCGACTGCGTCGTGTACCACATCCACAGCATCGACAATCCGCACCTCGACGCCGAGGGGCTGGCGAAGCTGGGCAAGGGAAACGACGCCATGCGAGAGGCCAAGCTCTTCGGGCGAGCTGTGAGCAGGGATGGCCTCGTGTGGGACTTCGACCCGCGGATACACGTGGTGCCGCGCTTCGCCATTCCCGAGGACTGGCTACGCTTCAGGACCATCGACTTCGGTACGCGCAACCCGTTCGCCTGCCTGTGGTTCACCCGGAGCACGTCGGCGATCTACCTCGACGACGGTCGCACCATTCCCGACGGGTCCATCGTGGTCTACCGGGAGCACTACCAGGCCGAGCGGACCCTCAAGCACCACGCGGCCCGGATTCACGAGCTCGAGGGCTGGGAGTACGACGCGGAGCTCGAACTGTGGACGCCCGGCCCGGACGCCGAGCGCATCGAGCTTAGCTGGGCTGACCCCGAGGACGCGCAGCAGCTCCTCGCGCTGGTCCATGACCACGACATCGACGCAGCGAAGGCGCTTAAGGCGGTCTCGGCGGGTTGCGACCTCGTGGCGGAGTATCTCGAGGTCGACGAGACCGGGGCGCCGCGGCTGTTCTTCTTCGACGACCTGCGCCACACGCTCCGCGAGGTGCCTGCCTATGCCTGGGTCAACGGCAGCTCGAAGACCGACCAGCCGAACCGCCCGAAGAAGAAGGACGACCACACATGCGACTGTGTTCGGTATGGCGTCATGGGTATACACCGATACTAGCGGTGTGTTGACGAGCGATACAATCACGTGCTAGCTATGCACCATGCGTATATGGTCGCAGCTAGCCGGGGCCTTCCAGCGCGTCTTCGCGGCGACGGGTGAGGTGTCCGTCGGCGTTGCGGGGAACTCTCGAAGCGTGCACCAGAGCTTCGACGCAATGTCGGCAATGTCGACGATGGCGCGCTTTCCGTGGATATGGGTCTGTGCTCGAGCTCGTCTGTCCGACCTTTCGGGGCTCCCGCTCCTGGCCATTCGGACGAACGGCGCTCAAGAGTCCGTTGTTCTTCAGTCTCCAGCGCTGTCGCTGCTGCGGAAGCCTGCGCCGGGGTGCAGCGGGCTTCGGTATCGGCGGCAGGTCCACCTCGATTGGATTCTGACGGGCAACTCCATGAGCGAGGTCACCGGGTCGAATCTGTATCGGATGCATCCTGGGCTCTCTGTGCCTCGTGTGCACGACTCGACGGGGAGAATCACCGGCTGGACCTACGGAGGGCGGACGCTGCCGGCTGCCGGCGTGCTTCACATCGCAGATGTCTCGTGGGCGCAATCGATCGAGATGGTCTTGGGTGAAACGCCGATTCGTGCGCTGCATGACGACCTGAGCACGGTCCTGGCCGCCAAAGAGATGACGCGCATCCAGTCCAAGCGCGGACGGCCCGACATCATCCTCAGCCCGGCCAGCGAGAACGTCAACGCCGGGCCGACGGCAGTCGAGGCCATTGAGGCGGCGTGGAACAAGTTCACCACCGAGGGCCGGTCGGCGTTCGTCATGGGCCGGGACTTCAAGCACGAGATGATCAACTTCTCGCCGCGGGACATCGAATATGCGTCCCAGCTCGACCAGACTCGCGACATCACGCTCGCCGTCTTCGAGGTGCCGCCGGCTCGTGCGGGTTTGGCCTCGGCGAACTACGGCACACAGAAGCAACAGATGCGCACCTATTGGGAGTCGCTCCTGAAGGGCCAAGGCGCGCTGTTTGAGGACGAATGGAGCACCCTCGACCCCGACCCGAGCGTGCGCATCGAGCACGACACGACGAACATCGAGGCGCTACAGCTCAACCTCACTGAGCGCCAGCTACGCGCCGAGCGGTGGATGAACTCCTTCGGGATGAGCCCGGAGAACGCCACGCGGGCTGAGGGCTTCCTCGGGCTGCCCGAGGGCGCGCTCCCATCGGTCGCGCCGGGCAACCAGTCGAGGCCGCCAGCGCGCGAGCCCGACGAGCCACAGCGCGCGCAGCTCTCCGAGCAGCTCGGGCGCTACCTCGCGGGCGCCGCCGAGCGCTACCAGGAGCGCGTCCTTGAGGCGGACGGCGACGTTTCCGCCCTTTCGGCGCGGTCAGAGGAGTCCCTCCGGGTGCTTGGCGTCCTCGAGGCTGCCGGGATGACCTCGCGTCGGGCGCTCGAGTGGGCCGACGAAATCGCCACCGTCACCGACGAGGCGGTGTCTTTGACGGCGACCGACGCATGGTCGCGCGGGGTGACCCGCATTGGCTTCGCCGCGATGGCTGCCTTCTCGCCAGAGCGCGCCACCACCGTCGCCGCCCGCATCCAAGCCGCAGCGGCATAGGGGAAACATGCTCCACACACTGATCAACGCCAGAATCACCGCGCTCGTCGAGGGCGGCAGCGACCGCCGCGCCCTCGTGGGTGCCCTGGCTGACGCGACGGGCTCACCGGCGAGCGCAATTGAGTCCTTCCTGGCAGGCGGCGAGGGCGCGACCCAGTGCGACGACCTCGAAGACGTGCGCGCCATGGCTGACGTGCTGTCGGTGCCCGAGGTGGACGCCATACAGGCAGCGCTCGGTGGCGCCCTGATGGAGTCCCGGCTGACAGCGTACACGGACCTGGGCGGCGGGCTGGTCGACGGCACGGGCTCACAGGTGCGGCTGGCCTCCGTGCTCGGCGGCGAGCTCCAGGCGAATCAGAACGACTTCATCAGCTCGACGGGCGCCGAGGCTCACGACGGCGAGATCATCGACCAGGCCTCTTGGCGGCTCGGGCACTACCGGAAGAATCCCGTCGTGCTCGACGGCCACAACACGGACCACATGATCGGACGAACCGCAAAGGTTCAGCCCGAGGGCGGGCTGCTGCTCTCTCGCATCACATGGAATGTCGCCAACCCGCTCGGCGCTGAGCGTGCTCAGGAGCACGCCGAGGGCTTTCGGCAGGCGGTCAGTGTGCGGTGGATCACCGGCAAGCGCGTGGCTCGCAACGAGCTCCCGGACACCGACCCGCGGTATCAGGCCAAGCCGAAGCGGGTGGATACGGTCTGGGGGCCTATCGAGCGCTTCGGAAACGTGCTGTTTAACAACACGCTCCTCGAACAGAGCTCGGTGTCGGTGCCTGGCGACCCTCGCGCCCTTCAGCAGCGCGGCCTGGGAGTCGACGCTGTGACGGTGCTTGCGGGTGCGCCCGACGCTCACGCGGCCACCGACGCCCGTGCAATCCTGATCTCGACCTTGGCTGACCCTGGGCTGTGGACGGATGCCGGGGTGCGCATCGCCTTGGCTGGCGCGCTTCGGCACGCTGTCCGGTCTGACATCGAACTCCGGCGGCTTCTCGAGGCCGTCGGCTTGACCTCTCCCCCACGCGAACTCACCGCAGATCAATCCCTGATCCTCGGTCTCTAAGGAGCCCTCAATGGCACTCAACGAAGCACAGGAAAAGCTGGCGCAGACCCTCGGGGAGCTGCGTTCGGCGCAGGCATCCTCACAGGAAGGGCTCCAGAACAACGCCGCAGCAATCGCCGCACTCACCACAGCCCAGGAAGATCTCCGCAAGGCCCACGAAGACCTGGCCCGCGAGCGCTCGATCAGCGCCGCCGACGGCCCTGACAGCGGCCTTCGTCAGTACAAGATCGGCGACGACGAGACCATCAAGCGCAATCGTCGAGCCTACGTGGCCAACGAGGCCGGCAAGGTTCGGATGATCGGGCACGAAGTCCACGGCGGCAACGGCTGGCGCTACGGCCTGCTCGACGACCCGAATCCTCGCACCGCCTGGCAGCGCGAGTTCCAGGGCGTCGTGACCCTGCGCAACCTCGTGCGGGTCCATCAGGAGCCGAGCCGCCGCGCGACCCCCTTCCTCGACGAGATGGTGGCGAGCGTGGCCCAGGACGGCCCCAACGACATCGCCCGAATCTTCGCGAACAACACCGCGGAGGGCGCCGAGTGGATTCCGGACAACACGTTTCCCGGTCTCGAGGAGGAGGTCCAGCACATGCAGGGCGTCCACAAGCTGTTCGCGCAGAACAGCCTCCCGCCCGGTGGAACGATGAAGCTCCCGTACCGCGAGGGCAACCTCCGGCCCTACCTCGGCGTCGTGCCGACCACCAACAACCCGCCCGACGCGACCCTCTCGGACCTGGCGACCCGCGAGAACAGCATCACAGCGGTTGAGATGGTCATCGCGACCCAGGTCCACCGGAACGCCTCCGAGGACTCCATCGTCGCGGTTGCGCCTCAGATCTCCGCTGACATCGCCCGCGCGATGGCCTTCGGCTTCGACAACATCTGCATCAACGGCGACACCGCCGCGACCCATCAGGACACCATCGCCTCGTGGGACACTCGCGGCGTCCTGGGCGCTTCGGGCCTCGGCAACGCCGACGACCACCGACGCGCGGGCATCGGCCTTCGCGCTCGCGCCTTCGATGTGGCGACGACCAGCGACCTGAACGCGACCCAGACCACCGCCGGGCTGCGAACTCTGCTCAAGCTCATGGGTCCGGAGTACTTCGCGCGCCTGACCACCACGGGCACGGTCAAGCTGCTCGTGTCGCCGGAGTGGTTCCTGGGAACCATGCTCGGGTTCACCGACATGATCACCTGGGACAAGGCAGGCGCCGCCGCGTCCATCCTCACCGGCCTGATCGGCGGCCGCACCGGGCCATCTCCGGGGTCCGTGGGCTTCGTGCACAATGTCGAGGTCGTCATGACCCCGATGCTCACGCCGGACCTCGCGACCACCGGTCTCTACACCGGCTCGGGCTCGACCACCGCCTGTCTCGCCGTCGAGACCAGCGACTTCGAATGGCGGATTCGCAAGGGCATGATGGTGGAGACCGCTGCGAACATCATGAACAACACGGTTACGACCGTGAGCCGGGATCGTCGGGTGTTCCGCACCAAGGCCAACGACACCACGAGCAGCAAGAAGAACGTCTCCTACGGCTTCAACCTGACCTCCTGATCTCCCCCAGGGCCGCCGGGCCTTTTGTCCGGCGGCCACCTCGCTTTGATTTTTACGCGCTCTGACCCCAACAATGGAGGCCCCCATGGGCTATCAAGATCTTCAATGGGACATCCATGTTCCGCTTCAGGCCGCGGGCACCGACCGCACTGTGTTCCGCACCTTCAAGGCCGAGGGCAACTGGTTCATCGAGTCCGCCGAGTTCATGCCCGACGACGCGATCACAGCTGCCGCTACGAACTACGTCACCGTGACGCTCACCAACGTGACCGACTCCGCGACCATCCACACGTTCAACACGAACACCGGTCAGACCACGACCGTGGCCGGGACTGCTATCGCCGTGACCGTCGACGCGGGCTCCGACTCGGTGGTCACCCAGGGCGACAAGTTCTCGTTGGCCAAGGTGGAGACCGGGACGGGCGGCGCCCTCGGCGGCACCTATTCGCTCTTTCTCCGTCGTCGGGCGCTCTGATGCGCTTGCGGCTGACAGACTCGTGGCCTTCGGCGGGGTATCGGGCTGGCGCAGGTCCGCTCTGGCCTCGTGGCGAGGTGCGCGAGGTGTCGACCGCCGAGGCTGAGTACCTGCTTCAGACCTTCCCCGAGCACTTCGAGCCGGCGGCGGCTCCTGCCCCGCCGTCGCCCGTCGAAGCTGTGGCGCCGGCGCCCAAAAAGCGCCGGTCCAAGAAGGGGTGACCTATGGCGCTCCTGACGGCGGCACAGGCTCGGCTTCTCATCCCGGCGCTCACAAGCACCGGGTCTGATACCGAGCTGGACACGTACATTGCGAGGGCGACCGAGGCGCTGGCCTCCTATTGCTACTTCCCGCCGGCGACGGCTGGGCAGACTGCGACGCTGGTCGCGGGCTCATATGTGTTCTACCTCGACGGCCCGGACCCGGCTCGGCCTGACGAGCTGGTCATTCCCGTGCGGCCTTTGGTGTCGATCACGTCGATCTACGATGACGAGAACCGGGCCTATGGCGCGTCGACGGAGGTCGCCTCGAGCAACTGGGATCTGGACCTCGGGTCTGGCCGGGTCATCCTCAAGACGACGTCGTCGCACGCCTGGAGCACTGCGCGGAGGGCCATCAAGGCAACGGCTATCTGCGGGATTGCAACTCTCCAGGTGACCGAGCAGGTTCAGAACGCCATCGCCGAAGTCGTCGCTCACAACTGGACTCGGAAGCGGACGGCCAACCTCCAGAACGCCAACCAGGGCGGGCAGTCCATGACGTTTGTCGGGCAGATGTACATCCCGGAGGCGGCGAAGTACCTGATTCATCAGTACGTGCTCCACGAGCGGGGCTTTTCGGGCTCACAGGCGGTGGGTATTGGCTGAGGACCTCATCCCATGGGCTGAACGGCTGTCCGCTGTGCTTCAGGAGGCTCCGGCGACCGTAGGCAAGGCGCTGGCGGGCCTTCGGGCTCCCTTGGAGGCGCGCGCCCGGAGCGGGGCGCCTGGGGGTAGCGGAGAGCTGCGTCGGTCAATTCAGGCGAAACTGACGGGTCAGGGCGCCGCTTCCTCGCTTTCGGTGTCGATGCCCGCGAAGTACGCGCCTGTTGAGTTCGGCGGCACTGTGCGCGCCAAGCGGTCGCGGTTCTTGGCCGTCCCCATCTCGCCTTCGGCGCGCTCGGTTGCAGGGCCTCGAGCTGACGGCGACCTCTTTGTGGTGTCCATGCAGGACGGCCGCCGCTTCCTTGCCCGCAAGGGAGTCGGTATCGAGCTCCGATGGCGTCTCGTCGAGTCCGTCACCCACCGCGCCCACCGCTTCCTCGGCGTCGCGTTCGACGAGGCTGCGGGGGTGGCTCCGAAGGCCATCCTCGCCGACCTCAAGGAGGCCGCGCTTGGCTAGTGTCGCCCGGACCATTGTCGAGACGATGAAGTCGGTAATTTCGGTCAACCACGCCTCGGGGTTCGACCTCTCCGACGGCGACGCGGTGAAGATCGGGCAATACTTCGGCCCTTCCACGGTTGCCGGGCCGTTCGTCTGGGTCAATCCCGAGAGCATCGCGAGCTCGGCGAGTTCACCCCAGTTGGGGCGGTACACTCGAGATCTGGTCGTGACCGCCGCGGGCTACATCGGGGCAACCAATGACGACAGCGAGTCGCGGGTCGTCAACGCGCTCGACCTCATGCACTACGTCTGGACCGCCGTCGAGAACGATGTACGGACCACCGGTGGCACGCTGTTTGCGACCGATGACATCATTGACGTGGTGGCCGTTGGAACGGCTTTCGACGGGGGCGAGATGAACATTGCGCCGGGTATGGGCGTGTTCTACGCGACCTTCACGTTCACCTACCAAACGACGCGGGGCCTCTGATGGGCTGGTATGACTCCGCTTGGCGCTTTCGGGCCGCGGTCTCGGTTGCGCACACGTCCGGCGTGACGCCCCAAGATGTGACCATCGCTTTGCCCGCCAACTTCGATCACTTCTGGAACAACGTCGAGAGCGCCGCCGAAGATTTGCGCCTCGTCGCCGCGGACGGGGAGACGCTGCTGAACTACTCGATCACCGGGTTCAACTCGACCAACCGAACGGGCACGGTCGAGGGCGACGGGATCACCATGACCGCGAACAGCGGCATGTACCTGCTCTGGATTTACTACGGCAACTCGGCGGCGTCCGATGCCCAGGTCGCCACCACGATAGCCAGCGCCGAGACCGGCGCCATCGAGCTCGCCGAACCGTCCATCAGTCATGCGAACCGCATCCAGCCCGAGCAGATCGGCGACGACCGGCCTCGAGGCAGGATGCAGAAGGGCGCCGCCGAGCAGCTCTACATCGGGTTCGACGCGCGCCCCGTGCTGCGGTCTCGTGCCCAGGCATCGGCCTCTTCTCGAGTGTATGAGGAGGTGTTCTACGCCATCGTGACCGTCGAGGCAGCCGGAAGCCCTCAGTCGTCGATGGTTGACGGCGCCAAGCAGCGATTCATTGAAATCCGGGGCGCCCTGTAGATTCTGGCCTTCGTCAAGGCCGGCACCACAGCCACGAACTACACCGTCGTCGTCGAGATCAACACCTACGTACCCCCGGAAACCACCCACCGGATCCTTGAGCCGCGCTTCATGCTGCGAATCAAAGACCAAGCGGAGACCTAATGGCGAATCCAGACCGCGGCCTTGAGTCCTACCTCGGCGCCGGCATCGAGAGCACCTGGGGGACTGCGGTCTCCCGCACGAACTGGCTCCGTGTCAGCAACCTGAGCCTCCAGCGGACGCTGGACATCCAGAAAAATCCGCACCTGGGGACGTCGGGCCAGACCTCGAACAACCAGCGCGGGCACTTCACTGCGAGCGACAAGTCAGGCGGTGGCTTCGAGTTTCCCGCAGCCTACGATGACTCGACCGTCCTGATCGTCGCTCATGCCATGGGCGCTGTCGCAGACGCGGGCGCCGGCCCATTCACCCACACCATCACGCTCGACACCACGAGCTCCGAGCTCGCGGCGCTGACTCTCGAGCAGGGCAAGGGCGGCGGGAAGGCCGAGGTCTTCGAGGGCGGGACGATACCGGGGTTCGAGTTCCGGATCGCCGCCGGCGAGATCGCCAAGATCATCGTCCCCGGCGTGATTGCCGAGACCTCTGGCGGCCTCGTTGCCCAGGGATCGCCGAGCTTCGCGACCTCGAGCTTCATCAAGCACAACCAGGCCGGCCAGTTCGGGTTCAACTCGCTGTTGTGGGATCTGGTCTCCATCTCGATCAAGGTCGAACGGATGCACGCCGAAAGGATGCTCCTGGGCTCGCTGAACACGAAGAAGCCATGCCCGTCGGACTTCGTCAAGGTGACCGGCACCCTGGTCATCGAGCTCGGCGCCGAGTCGACCTACGGAATCAATACGGCGTGGCTGGCCGGAACCCAGGGGGACGCGACCCTGACGTTCACGGGCGCCGGAAACAACGTGCTCGCCATCACGCTCCAGAACATGTACGTCAACAACGTCTCTGACCCGGTGAGCGGCCCCGGCGTCATTCAGCAGACCGTCACCTTCACCTGCGAGTCCGACGGCACCGATGAGGGCCTCAAGTTCGTGTTCACGAACGACAACACCAACTACTCGGACAACTCCTGATGACTGACGCTGCGGCGAGGGCGCGGCGGCTGGCCAAGCGGGCGGCAGACCCGATGCTCGCGGCGTTGGATGCGGCTGTCGCGGCTGTCGCCGAGGCGGCGACGAAGAAGGCTACAACACTGGCCGAGGCCGAGTTAACCGCGCTCATTGAGCGCATCAAAGCACAGAAGATAGCAGCGGCGAAGGCCGCACAAGGGGAAACCAATGAATCCGCTCGAGTGGCTACGGACTAACGCCAACGCCTACATGTCCACACCGGAGGGCGTGGTCTACCACGTGCGCCGCGTCCGAACCGCCGAGCTCGTCGCCGTGGGCCACGCGGAGCTGTCGGGCAAGGCCGAGGTGCAGGCCGCATTTGCCGAGGTGCAGGAGGCCATGGCGAGAGGCCAGGTGGACCCCGCCGGCTTGTCAGAGGCGGACCAGGCCAAGCTGGAGCGCGAAGCCCGCCACGAGCAGGAGATGGCGCTGAAGTCGTTTTTCCAGTTCATCGGAAAGACGCCGGAGCGCGAAGCTGCCTACCTGAACCGGACCGACTCGCACGTGTGCGCGGGCGTCGTCGGCTTGGCTTTCCTCAAGCCAGGCGTCGTGGTGGAGCCCTTCGCGGTGGTCGCATGGGACGACCTCGCCGACTACACGCCGGTCACCATCGTGATGGACAAAAAGTCAGCAAACCCGGAGGCCGGCATCCTGTGGGTCGGCGACATCCATCAGACCGTGCGGCAGTGTCTCCACGGCGCGATCTCGAAGCTGTCGGGGGTGGAAGCCTTGGCGCGCCCATTTCCTGGCTCAGCCGGGGTTCGTGCTTGATGTTCACCGTCTCGCCAAGACCTACGGCAAGTGGCCTCACGAGGTGCTCATGCTAGAGCCATGGCAGGTCGCGCTTGCGATATCCTGTGTCGAGGCTGCGGACGCCGAGAGCGCTCGCCGCGTGGCCGGTAGCGGCGTCGTGTTCCCCGTCGCCGACGTGCGGGTGTAGGCATGGCGACTGCAGAGATCATCGACTTCGTGTTGCGTCTCAAGGGAGACCTGCCCGAAGATGCGAAGAAGGGCGCGGAGGGCCTTGACGCGATGAGCTCGAGCGCAGTAGCCGCCGCGGGAGCCGTGGCTGCTGTGGGCGCTGCTGTGCTCGCGGCTGGGGCTGCTCTGTTCTCCTATGTGGATGGAATTTCCAAGGTCGTCGACGAGACCAACACGCTCGGCAAGGCGACGGGGCTGGCGAATGAGACGATAGCCGGCCTCCGAGCCGCCGCGGTTGCGTCGGGCAAGTCTCTTAATGACCTGGTTCCGACCGACCTGTCTAAAAAGATGCTGGATGCCGCCAACGGGTTGACCAAGGCTCAACGCGCGTTTGACCAGCTCGGGGTGTCCGCAACCAATGTGGACGG